CCGCGAGCAACTCCACGGCGACTTTGCGAGGCACGAATAATATGGCAAGACCTAAAACACGATCAAAGCCCAAGGCCGGCGGACACCGCGTCAAGATCATCAAGGATGACGCGGGCAAGGAGTTGGTCAGCGTCCAGGGCCACACCGGCGAAGATGTGCCTCCGGGCAAGGTCGCCGAGATCCTCGCCGCGCACGTCTCTGGGATGCCCGCCACGCGCATCGCTCGAGCCTACAACACGTCGTATCACACGATCATCGCGCTGATCCGCAACCGCCCCGAGGCACTGGAGAAAGCCCGCCAGACGGCAGCCAATAATTGGAAAACTCTTGCGGCTGTCGGCACCGCCGAACTGCTTGATCGCGTGCCAGATATGAAGGACCACGGCTTGGTCATCATGTCGGCTGTGGCAAGTGAGAAGGCAGAGCTGCTGTCCGGCGGCGCGACTCAGCGAGTCGAGCATGTGATGGCCCCTGCGGCTGATGCTTGGCAGGACTTTGTGGCTGGGCTGCGGAAGGGCTCCGAGGTGATTGATGTGGCGTTTGAACCGGTCAGCGGTCCCGCGGCCGACCCGCAAAAGGCTGCCCAACTACCCCCAATTGGCACTGATCAGGCTGTATCGGATGTTGTAAGTAGTTGAACCGCAACGATTGCCATCCATAACCCAATACAAGATAAATCATGTATACTGGCTCAGAACGCGACAGCAAATCTCATATTCCTCTGTCCGACCGGGGGGGCGGGGGTCGAGCATTCTCGTTTTCTCTGATGCCCCCCACCGATTCAGCCTCCCGAAATTTTTCACTAAAACACTCATGATCAAGACCATCCTACAGCAAGCCAAGTCAACCTTCAGTCAACCAGAAGCCAAACCGGACGCCAAGCCAACGGCCCCCTCGCCTGCCAAGCCTGCGGTCCAGCCGGCGCCCATCGATCAGTCTCCCCGCGGACTGGCCAAGGCTGCTGCGGAGGCCGCTGGGTTCATCCTTGGCGACCAATACCAGGGCACGACCGCGCGCAACAAGCCGGCCAACGCCAACCTCCTCTGGGCCTCGGTGGACAACTGGGGCGAGCCTGTGCTCTTCAGCGTGCAGAACTCATCGGACTGGTCAGCCTCGGAGCGCATCTGGGGGCACTACGCTGGGCCGGATGCGCAGGGCAGGCTCGTTTTCGAGAACCGCGACGGCGTCCGCCGGAACAAATTCGGGAGGAGGCGCTGATGGGTCGCCCCGAGCGAGACTGGGCGTGGCCGCTCAAGCTGGCGCCGATGGACAAGCTCGTCCTGTTGGCCATGGCCGAGATGGCCAAGGGCGCCGAGGTGTACGCCAGCAAGGGCAAGTTGTCGGCCATGACCGGGATCACTGCTCGCCGTGTTGGCGATGTGGTGCAGCGCCTGATCGCCGCCGGATTGGTCAAAAAGGTCCGCGACCATCGCATCGAAAATGGCAAGCGGAAGGCATGCGACTATGTCCTATCGGTGACCATTATTGGTGACGCAGCGTCATCGATGACGGAGCGTCATCAAGGACGTGGCGTCATCACTAGTGGTGACGCAGCGTCATCATCATTGGTGACGCAGCGTCATCCCAACCTAAAGAACCAAAAGGAAACCCAAAATACACACGGCTCGGATGCTGTCGCATCCAAGTCAGTTCGCCCCAAATTTGACCCAGCATCGCTTTCCCTGCCTCACGGCACCGCCCTTGCCAATGCTTGGTCTGAGTTTGCCCAGCACCGCCGGGAAATCCGCGCACCGCTGACGCCGACCGCGGCCAAGCGTATCGTGGACGATCTGGCCTCGGTCAACGAGGTCGCCGCCGTCGAAGCCCTGCGCAAGAGCGTAAAGCACGGCTGGCGGGGCGTGTTCGTTGAAAGGCCCGCGGAGACACCCAAGGTCGTCCACATGCCGCGCCAAAGTCCGGTGCAGCCCTCGGAGGCCGAGCTCCGAATGCTCGAGATGGAAGCTCGGATGAAAGGGGCGGCATGACGGAGCTGTTCGCGACAACCGATGGCGAGCACTCGCCGGTAGCTGATGGCGCTGCTCGGGTTCTCTCGCCGTGCCGCAAGGGCGAGCTGGCAGAGGTCCGTTTTATCGACGGCGCGCTGGTGCGCGACTGGGATGTCTTCACGCCGTTTGGCCATGCGCAGACGGCCGACTTGTGCCTCGTTCGCCTCGGATGCCGGCCGATCTCGGTGCAGGTCAAGACCGGCACAATTGACCGCGGGGCGTACCACGTCTCGGTCAAGCGATCCAACCAGGGCGGCAGTCCGCGACCCTACGCTCAGGGCGACTTTGATGTGCTTGCCGCCTATCTGCCGGATCGCAATCAATTTGTCCTTTGGACGTTTGAAGACATCTGCAACCGAATCACTATCCGCTACAGCCCCGAGCGACACCGGCGGCCCGGCAACTGGGAACTGCTAGACACTGTTGCCAAGTCGCTCGGCACCTGAAATTGAGATTGTTTTTTTTTCAGCGAGGAGTCTGCACGCGCCTATCAAGAACCTATAAATAAATCGACCCCTAGGACAGCCGATGTCTGACCCCCGACTGTACACTTGCCCGCATATTTATGAGACCCGCTAAACGCGCAACCAAAAAGGTCGCCAAGGCTCCGGCCGAGGCGAAAAACACCGGCCTCAACGTCAACGTGGAATACGTCGAGCAGATCGCTGACGAGGCTGTCGCCACCATCATGGCGCTCCGCGGTCTCGTCCGCATGCTTGTCGCCGAGAAGGAGGACCGCGATGCACGCTAAGAACGGCCGTCCGATTAAACTCGAGGACAGCATCCCCGGCTATCCCCGCGGGATGAACCACCTGCTGATCCACGCGGCATGCGACCGCTTTCTAGCGTCCCGCGGGCTGATCGCTGACCCGACCAGCCGCAGGAACTCATGGCTTTTCGGTCGCAAGCGGAGGGCCACGAAATGAACGTCGAATACGTTGTCGGCGAGGTCGGCTTTGGTAACAACTTTGCGCCCGAGGCTGAATTTCACAAGGTGCGCTGCGAGCAACTTGAGTTGCAAGTCAAAGAGCTGCAGGCGCAGCTCGCCGAGAAGCAGAGGCACGTCAACGTGCTCCGGCGCTGTCTCCAAAGATGCGCCGCGCTGGCGCCGGAGGTGGCCGACGAGAAACATGAGGTGCTCCTAAAAACAGCACCGAAAAGCCATTGACTTCGATGCCTACATTTAGCAACATATGCACACACCCAAGACACACCACGCAGCACCCACCGTGTCATGGATGACAAACCCACAGAACCACACCTTCACATCACACCATGGATGCTCGAATCACTCGAATTGGTAGACAAAGCATGCGACCGCTGGCTGCGTCGTCGCGCACAACTTCGGAGGCGCAAAGATGAGCGCCGCCGCAATCATCCTCTGTATGACACTCTTCGCGGCAATAGTGATCATGCTGACGATCATCGCTGAGGACAACGACGAGGGGCCATTCGCGTGAAGAAGCAAATCGTACCCAACGCGCCTGAAGTCGAGGCTGCCGTGCTCGGCTCGCTGATGTCCGAGCCCAACCTCATCGATGAGGTCTCCGGTCTCCACGATGGGCTTTTCTACACGCCAGCCAACGCACTGATCTTCGCAACGATCAAGGACATCCGCGGCAACGGCGGCGTGCCCAACGTCATCGCGGTCACCCAGGTTCTTTCCGCGGCCGGTCGCCTCGACTTTGCGGGCGGCGCCGGAGCGTTGACCGAGATGATCGGCATGTCGGCCGGCGGTCCTGCCGCGGTGGAATATCACGCGCAGACCCTGCGCGATTTGTTCGCGCGCCGCGAGATCCTCTCGGCCTCGCAGAAGATGCTCGCCGCGGCGAGCGACATGTCGCAACCGGCGGACGGCGTTCTGCAGCAGGCCGGCGAGTCCGTCCTGTCGCTTTCCCTCGGGCAAAGCACCGACAGCATGCGTCCGGCCAGCGCCATCGTGCCGGGAATGCTCGACGAGCTGGAGAAACTGATGACTCCCGGGCAGAAGCTCGGCGTTGAGACCGGCTTCAAGGCGTTTGACTTCATGACCGGCGGTCTCCGCGGAGGTCAATTGACCATTATTGCGGGGCGCCCTGCGATGGGCAAAAGCGCCTTCATGCTCAACATCGCCGAGAATATGGGCCGCCGCGGTGTGCCGGTGCTGTACTTCAGCCTCGAGATGCCGGCGAACGAGTTGAGCACCCGAGTGGTGCTTTCGCGCGCCGAGACCAACATCGAAGTCATTCGCAACGGTTTTCTGGATGCCGCCAGCAAGCGCCGCATCATGGCATCGGCCGCAGAGTTTTCTGCAGAGCCACTCTACGTCGATGACCGCGGAGGTCTCACCATGTTGGACATCCGCGGGCGCGCTCGCCTCGCCGTCAGGCGCTGGGGCGTGAAGTGCATCTTTGTGGACTACCTGCAGCTCGTCTCGCATGCCGGCGCGCAGTCGCGTGAAAACGAAGTCGGCTTCGTCTCCCGCGGCCTCAAGGCGATGAGCATGGAGCTGAACATCCCTGTCGTCGCAGCCGCCCAGGTCAACCGGAAGGCTGAAGACCGCAGCGACAACCGGCCGAAAATGTCTGACCTCCGCGAGTCCGGCAGCATCGAGCAGGACGCCGACCTTGTCTGCTTGTTGCATCGTCCCTGCTATTACGCAGCCGACCAAGAAACCGAGCCCGACCCGCAGGACGCCGAGCTGATCTTGGCCAAGCACCGCGCCGGAGCCACCGGCAAGGTCAACTTGGTCTGGCGCCCGAGACTCACGCGCTTTCAAGACGCCGCGCTCGGCGGCAGGACCACTGACATCGCTCCGCGTTCCTACGGTGAGCCGGACCTCAACGACATCATGGCGGTGCTCAATGAATAGTCGCGCAAAAGGCGCCCGCGGAGAGCGTATGTGGCGCGACGAGCTGCGTGAAGCATTCGGCGACTCTGGTATTCGCCGCGGTCAGCAGTTCAGCGGCCTCGGCGATTCGCCCGATGTCGTCTGCCCCTGTTTGCCGGACGTGCATTGGGAGGTGAAGTTCTGCCAAGTCGTAAAGATCGGCGCGTGGATCGCCCAGGCAATCCGCGACGCGAAGGACAAGCTCTTCCCTGTGGTTGCCCACAAGCGCAACGGCGAGGAGTGGCTTGTCACGCTGCGCGCCTCCGACTTCCTCACAATCCTGCGCCGCTCCGATTTCTTAGTACCAACACAACAACAACCAACCAACACCTAGTTATATGGCATCAAACACCATCACAACACCTGTCGGCATTGCCCGCTACCCTCACCTCAATCGTCCTGACACGAAGTATAAGGAAGAAGGAGAATACAAAGTGAACCTTGAGATGTCCTCTGAGGACGCCGAGTCGTTCATCAAGCAAATCGAAACCATCTTCGGAGAGTTTCTTTCCGAGAAAAAGCGCGAGCTGAAGAAAGACAAGCTCAAGCTGCACGATGCTCCTTGGCAAGAAAACGATGGCCAGACCATCCTCAAGCTCCGCGTCAAAGCAATCGGCAAGAGCAAGAAGACCGGCGAGACGTTCAGTCGCACGCCGAAGCTCTTTAATGCCTCCGGCGAGGAAATCACTGACAACATCGGAGGCGGCAGCAAGCTCAAGGTCGCCGTTGTTCCCTACTGCTGGTACACGGCGTCACTCGGCGCCGGCATCACGCTGCAACCGAAAGCAGTCCAAGTGCTCGACCTCGTCACCTGGGGCGATGGCGGCACCGCGGAGTCTTACGGCTTCGACGTGAGTGAGGCGACAAGCTCGGCCAAGACCGGCACCGACGACCAAGAAATTAGCTGGTAACGTCATGCCTGCACGCACACCACGCAAGGCATCTACACGCAAGGGCAAGGGCGTTTCGGCGCCCGAGCCCGAGCGCTTCACCGAGGACGGCCGCAAGATCGTCAAGCTGCAGAAGCTCCGGTCGCACCAGAAGTATCTGCTCAAAGACGGCACGCAGGTTCCCGGGGCTTCGACCATCGCCAAGCTCGGCGATGACGGCTCCTCGCTAATTCACTGGGCTTGGGATCTGGGCAACCGCGGCATTGACTATAGGAAAGCGCGCGATCAGGCAGCCGACATCGGCACCATTGCGCACTTCCTGATTGAGTGCTTCCTGCATAATCACGAAGCCGATCTTTCGGAGTTCTCCGCTGCGGACATCGAGAAGGCGCAGATGGCATTCCGCAACTTCAAGACATGGTGGGACTCCGAGGGTCTGACCATCATCGAGCCGGAGGTGCAGCTCGTCAGCGAGCAGTGGCTCTTCGGCGGGACCATCGATGCGCCGTCCCGGGATAAAGACGGCAAGATCGTCCTGCTCGACTGGAAGACCAGCAAGGGCATCTGGCCCTCGCATAAATTCCAATTGGCTGCTTACGAGCAGCTCTGGAACGAGTGCCGGCCGGACATGAAGGTGCAGCGGCGCGGCGTTGTTCGCATCGGCAAGGAGTCTGCGGACGACTTCGAGGTTGCCTGGATGTTCAGCTCGGAACCCGAGTGGAACGTCTTCCGCGCACGCCTCGACCTCTACTACGCGCAGCTCCGTTATAAAAAAGCCGCTTAGTTTATAACATGAAACGCACCGCCCGCCGCTTCGTCGTCCGCGAAATGACCTTTGGTCTGAACGTCGAGTTCTACCTTGGCATTCCGCAGAAGACGGCGTTGCGGCGGTGCGTTGCGATTCTCCAGCTAGATCCCAACGACCCTGACAACGCACCCGACGACTCCGATGCAGCCTGGGCGATGTGCTTGGGCTCGCAGGCTGTGGTCTGGGTCGAAGATGCCTCCGACTTGGGCAGCCTTGTCCATGAGTTGTATCACGTTGTCTCCGACTTTCTGAAGCACATCACCAGCAGCGACGAAGAGACAGGTGCTTATCTTATCCAATACCTCTTCCGCGAGGCGACAAGGAGGCTGAATAAATGAAAGACATTGTTTTCTTCGCGGTCATGGCATTTGTCATTGTCGCATTTTTTCCGGTCGCCGTTTTGCTCTGGAAGATGGCCATTGATGAATTGTTCGGCAGCGACAGGCGCCGAGAGCTGGACCGCCTCATTGCCCAGCGAATCGCAGAAATCGAAAAACTTGCGGAGGACGTGAAGTAATGGCCGGCAAGGGAGACACGCCGCGCAAGGTTGACGGCGACAAATACCGGAAAAACTACGAGGCAATCTTCGCCAAGAAGCCCAAGAAACCAAAGAAATGACATCCGCATTCTTAATCGCGCTAGTCGGACTGATCTATTTCGCCGTTGCGGTCGATCTCGGCCTCATTCAGCACAAGTTTTGGCATGGTCTGATCTGGTTTGGCTACGCAGTAGCTCAAATCGGCCTGTGGAAGATCACCGTGCAGCCCTAATTTTATGACAAGAGCAAGAGACATGTACGATTTGAGTATTGAGCCCGCTGATCCGCCGGAAGTTAAGGCGCTGATCAAGCAGGCACGCGCTGCGGCGCATGAAGCTGCGAAATTGCGCAACGGAAACAAGGCTGCAGCGCTGGCCAAGGCGTTCGCGGAGCGCAGACGCGCAAAATGACTTTCATTGACGGCTCAATCGGGTTCTTGCCGCGGTTCATGTGGTGTGGCCGCGCGGACATACCGGGAATGCCCAGCTCCAGAGCGCAAGACTACTGGGGCGCCGTCACATTTTTTTGGCGCGGTGCTGAAAGCGGCAGAAATTATATCTGCGCAGCTAGGTTCAGCCCAATGTGGTTTCGCCCAGCCGCGCCTCACACTTCGCTGCGCCCACAGAAGCGTAAGACATCACATCCACAGGAGGCCGCGAAATGTGGCGCGGATTTGTGATTCAAGCGCCGGATTCTGTCTTGCAGAGACCATGGGTCTCAGGTCCGGCGGCAGCGGAATGGGCGGTGCGTCAGCAATGGCGCATCGCCACATCTTTCAATGAGCGACACACCAGAAACAGATTACGAAAACATTCATCATCGCCTCGGATGGCCGGTCCTTGCCAGCAATTTAGAGCGCGAGCGCAACCATGCACAGGCGTTAGTCGCCGAAATGAAGCAGGCGATTGTTTGGGCCAAGGCTGAAGCTAAAGAACGCCTTCACCGCTTAGACCAAGCAGCTTGCGAGCGCAGAACGTGGCTGGAGGCGCGTGAAAAGATGAAGCGAGAGCGCGACGAGGCTAACGCGCAGATGCGCCAAGCCATCGGCCATCTAAGCGACATTGCCGAAGCCTGCCAAGACTGGCTCGACAGCATCATCCAAGAGCCAGCCGTAGATTTCATTAAGGCGATCCGCGATTGGGCGAAGAAAAAAGCATCAGGAGAAAACAAGTGAATACTAGCGGGACATGGTCATCTGGAGGATCAAACGGATTCACCGATCCGCGTTGTCGATATTGCGGAAGGCCAGTTTTGGGAGCAGGCATTTGGAGAAACGAAGGCGTTTATCACCACGCATGCACGCAGCCACCAGCCCAGAGAGATTACAGACCATCTCCACACGATGGGCTGACGCCGCCATTCACCGACCCATTTAAGCACAGACCATTCACGACTTCGCCATGATCCACGAATTCCAGCGCATCGTCCCGGTGGAAACGCCGGTCGGATACGGCTCGCTGCTCTACGTTGAGTCCGGCGGGCCGCTGTCGAATGACATTTTCGCCGTTGTCCTCGAGGACGGCGGCAAGATCCGGCACTTCCGCTCGGATCAAGTGGCAGTTTTGGAAAACCCGACGATGGACATCGTGGGTCAGGAATCTAAGGGCGCCGGCAAGGCTTAACAAAACGGTCTGGGGAGACCGCGCGCTGACCTGTCGGCGCCCTTTTACAACTTAGGAGAGGAGCAGCGCGGAGTCGCTGCGTGGAATGAGAACGATTGGTCCCGCATTTACGCGGGTGAATAGATATATTTTCGACAGCAACGCATGGTCATGGTCGTTGCCGAGCGGGACGACGTGCCCGGGCGCATTGTTGTGTCTAGCGAAGGCTGACAGGCGCACAGGGAAGCTATGGAACGGACCAGAGCAGAAGTTTCGCTGCTACTCGGCAGTCACCGAGAGGTTTCCGTCTGTTCGCAGCCGTCTCTGGGCAAACTTCGATGCGGTCAAAGCAAAATCGCCGAGCGAGGTCTGCGATGTTTTGTCGTGCATACCGCGCAATGCGAAGCGCGTGCGCATTCACGCGGCCGGCGACTTTTTTTCGCAGGACTACTTTGACGGATGGCTGATGTTTTGCGCTCGCAACCCGAGCGTCAGGTTTTGGGCGTTTACCAAAAGTCTGCCGTTCTGGGTAAAGCGCCTCGGCAACATCCCAACCAACCTGATCCTACAGGCCAGCACCGGCGGACGGCACGACGAGCTGATCAAGCGGCACAACCTCAAATACGCGCAAGTCGTGTGGAGCCGTGAGGAGGCAGCACGGATTGGGCTGCCAATCGACGAGGACGATTACCTCGCCGCCTACGGAAGCAAGCCGTTTGCGCTCCTCGAAAACTTCACGGCAAGAAAATGAACGAGCATCAACAACGCTTTAAGCCGACCCCGCATCCGGTCATGCAGATCGACGCCGATCTGCTCGCAAAGCTGGGACCGGAGAAGGGCTGGGAATACTTAAAGACGAGAGAAGAGCTGATCGCGCGCGAGAGCACCGATCCGTTCCGCTATGGCTATGTCCCGCCAGTCTGGAAGCGCGCGTCCGAGCTGCTTGAGAAGCACCGCGAGCTGCTCGTCATGGGCGGAAACCGGAGCGGCAAGACTGAGTGGGCCGCCAAGGAAGTCATCAAGACGCTTTACGGAAAACCAGGCTCAACCGCATGGTGCTTTCAAACGACCGCTCCAAACTGCATCGAGCTGATGATGCCGCGGGTCTGGAAATACCTGCCACCGGAATGGCGCAACGCCCGCAAGTCGCAGGTCACCAACATCACTTACTCGGTCAAAGGCGGCTTTACCGAGTCCAAGTTCGTTGCCCCGAATGGCTCGCAGTGCATCTTCCGCAACTACGCGCAAGACCCGAGCACCATTGAGGGCGGCGAGATTGACTTTGCCTGGTGCGACGAATTGGTTCCGCTAGATGTCCTCGAGACCGTTCGCTTCCGCTTGGTAGACCGCAACGGCAAGCTCGCCGTCACATTCACTCCAGTCCAAGGCTGGTCGCCGACCGTTGCCGACTACCTTAACGGCGCCCGCGCGGTGCAGGAAGTCGATGCCGAGCTGCTTCCCATCAAGGACGAAGCCGGCAAGGTCAAAGCCTACGAGCAAGTGCCCATCGAGCAGATCAACCCGAAGGGTCGGCCAATCCTGTATTTTCACACCAAGTCAAATCCTTGGGCTGGCTGGGACCGTATGCGCAAAGAGTTGCAGAGCGAGACCAAGGAAAAAATCCTCACGCGCGCGTATGGCGTGCCGACCAAGGCGATCAGCGGCCGGTTCCCGCTTTTCAATCCCAAGGTGCATGTCATCCGCCAGAGCGATGTCCCGCAGGGCACTCGCTACCACTGGGTCGATCCGGCCTCCGGCAAAAACTGGTTCATGCTGTGGACGGTTTTCGACGCCTCCGGCCGCATCATCGTCTACCGCGAGTGGCCGAGCCAAAACGAATACATCGAAGGTGTAGGCTACGCTGGCGAGTGGGCGCTGCCCGATGGCAAGCTGCTTGACGGTCGACCCGGACCAGGCATGCAGGACTTTGGCTTCGGCCTGCAGCGCTACCGCGACGAGATCCTGCGCGTTGAGGACGGCGAGGAAATCTACGAGAGATGGATGGACAGTCGTTATGGTCACGCACGCACGCTGGCCAAGGAGGCTCCGACAACTCTCATCGACGAAATGGCCGAGCTGGACATGCATTTCACAGCAACCCCGGGCGACAGCATCGATGAAGGCGTTGGCATGATCAACGACGCCTTGTCCTACAATCCCGAGAAGCCGGTCGATGCCCGCAACCAGCCGAGGTTGTATGTCACCGAAAACTGCAAGAACACGATCTACGCACTGCAGACATATACAGGCGCGGACGGTAAGCGCGCCCCGACAAAAGATCCGATAGACGTTCTTCGCTATATTTGCCTTTCCGATGCCATGTATGTCGGCGAGGACGCAATGAAAAGCCGCGGAGGCGGCAGCTACTGAACCATGAAAATAGACAAAGCAAAAATGGCGTGCAACAAGCCGCGCCGCACACCTAACCACCCAACCAAGTCGCATGTTGTCAAAGCCTGCGGCGACGATCTACCGGTCGGCGGCAAGTTGATCCGCTTCGGCCAACAAGGCGTGAAGGGCTCGCCGGACGGCAGCGCACGCAACAAAGCATTCAAAGCGAGGCACGCCAAGAACATCGCCAAGGGCAAAAGCAGCGCGGCCTACTGGGCCTCGAAGGTCAAGTGGTAGCGTGACAACGCTCGACCGCCGTCAGCCACCGCCGCCGGAAGACTGGGCCTGTTGCCCAAATGGTCACCCGCTCTGCCAAGTGTGCGACAAACCGCTCACCCATAAATTTCTTCGCGATCCGCAACTCGGGCCGTGCTGCCTCGAGTGTGCGCCTCACGTTGTAGCAGCCGACAAGCTCCTCTACTGGATAAAGCTAATAAAATGAAAATATGTCTACGTCCTAAACATGTCC